CTTGCGGAAATTCTCGTTTTTTTCTTTCTTCGAGTTGCTGACCTGCTTTTTCTCGTCAACAACATCCTCGGCCTTCTCATCGGTCGGCGCTTCGGCGTTTTCCTGCTGAGTGCCGTATCCGCAAGCGGCCACAAGGTCTTTCACCTTCATGGTTTCGCCATTGATTACAACCTCATCCTCCATGTCATATTTCTTGTCCTCTTCCTCTGCGTTTTTCATTTTCTCATTATACGCAGCGACAAGCTCATTCATGGGGACTTTTTCTCCGTTCTCCATTTCAACGTAACCGTCCACTTCGACATCCTCCTCGGTCTCTTCGGGTTCAGGAGGCGGCAGTTCGTTCTTACGCTTTTTCGCGTCGGCCTCTTCCTTGCCCTTGTTCAAAAATAGTTTGAATCCCATAGGTTTCTCCTTATCGGGTTTAGCGTTCTCCAGCAGTATCGCATCAGGATATCTCGGGTTATTTACAATGGCCAAGTGATCTGCGCGACCGTTGAGAACCTCAGACGTGAAGGGTATACCGTTGTACTCCCCTCCAGTCTCGTCCTCTTCGGTTACTGTGTACGCGCACGATACACTGTACAGCGGCTTTCCTGTCCGGTCTTTTAGATCAAGGGTCTCCTGCGTTTCCGCATCCCATGCTAAAAACTCAGCGACGTACCACCCGCTCGCCTCATCGTACTTAACGTCCGTTATGATACCGTCAGCGAAATTCTCCGGGTCCTCGTTGCGGAAATCGAACGCCTCTATTTCCGATACGTCCCGGTGTGTCATGTTAAACACGGGCTTCCCCGTCCATCCCGGATTGATTTTATCAAGTGCCGGTTTACGCACAAGGACGTTACCGATTCCCAGGTCGTCATAATTGACAAGCCCGGGGGCAATCATCCTCGCTTTGTATTTTTTCGGGGCCGCGTTTCTGACCTTTTGCGTTTTGACGCTCATGGTTTAATAATGGAGTAAATACTATACAATTGTCAAGTAACATTTTTTTACTATACGTTTGTTTACTATTTAGGCAATAGTACGGGGATCATCCCGCAGCGGCATAGGTATTCCTGCCCGGGATGCTTGTCTCCTGCTCCGATTGCCAGCTTGCTTTTCCACTTGCCTGCTTTAGCGTCTTTCAGGCTATCGGCGTAGACCGTGGGGTCATCGAGTCGGCAGTATTTAGATTGCATCAGATAATGATTGCCGTGTCCCTTTGACGGCTCCGGCCATTTGCCGCCTGGAGTACCTACAACCCTGGAATCATTTGACGTTGACCATTTGTAAATCTCAATACCGGCATCATTGAACCGCTCGTTGCGCATTTCTGATAGCCATAGGCTGACTTCATTCCTGGCCAAGAATTGAGCCTTCGCCCTGGTAGTACCAAACTCTGACATAATGGCGTCGCGCATATCCTGTTTGTTGAGTCCGTTCCTGATATTGTTTTCTACCATCGTACGGAGGCGCTTTATCTGTTCTGGATTCCAGTCTTTGACGTAGAGCTCCATATTCTCGGTGTATTTCTCGGTTAGACTCTTGCGCATATCATCGTTTATTTCTGGCAAGACAGTTATTCCCTGGACCTCTTTGACAAGGCGGCCGTCGATATCGTTGATTACTTCCTCAACACGGAGCGGGAGATTATTTATTGCAGACTTTACCCTGGCTTCCATGGTGTTAAGCTCAGCCTTTATGCGCTCGTTGAGCTTCCGCATCTTGTCGTTTGCAATCATGGCCGCAGCGGTTACATCAGGCGGGGCCATGCCTTCCCATTGTTTTTTTCTACCGTTGTATTTTGCAAAGCGGGAAAGCTCTTTTGAAATCCTGGAATTAAACGACCCAGTGAATACGCCGTCTTTGTATTTTACTGTTCCGCGTCTGATTGCAGTGATTAGCGCACTGTTTGAATTGTAGAGTTGATTAAAACGCTTATCGTCCATGAGTTCGAGAATAGGCTTGTAGTACCACTGGTAGAATAATTCGATGAGCTGGTCTTCGATTATTTTGTAATCTGATTCTTGGAGCTTGATCATTCCGTTACAGGTTTCACCGCATCGCTCATTGTCGGGATTTCTGATTCACCTGCAGGAGCTATAGGATTCTGCACAAGCCCGCGTTCCGCCTTCGTCTCGATATCGATAATCTCCTTTTTTCGGAAGGATTCCATCGTCTCCTGGCTGTCAATAATCCCGCGATCGTACAGCGACAATATCCGGTTAGCGTGCCCTGTTTTAATCTGGTCTTCTATCTCCGGTTTGAGCTCACGGAGCGACGGGAAAGTAAACGTAAACGACGGCACATACCCGAGTACCTTCGCCATTATTATTTTCAGGAGCTGTCTCACAACAGGCTTGAGCGGTGCCCTGATCTCGCTCTCTACCATTGCGTTATAATTCTGTAGCGTATCCTCGCCGCTTGAAAAACCGGAAGCCGCTTCTCCAAACAATTTAGCCATAGGAATACGAAAGGCCGCAGATACTCCCATGCGGTTCTGATTCATAACTTCGGCAAGCCCGGCAAAGCTCATGCTCTTCTGCTCGTAGTCTTCCTGACTATCGAGAACCAGAGCATTGACGTAATTCTTTATCTCATTTGCAGCCTGTACACGCTGCGTTATTTTAGCTGTTCCCCCGGATTGCATGAGCTTTTGAGCAAGGCCGTTTATTTTGTAGACGTCAACCTTCGACTCATCGAGTATTTCATACAGTACATCCTGCGTTTTAAGGTACAAGTTCAGGTCACGGATCATCCGTTCACCTTCACTCATTCCCCATCCACGTAGTACCCGACGGACATAATGCGGGGCCCTCTTACCCTTAGAGCGGAGGAAACGGCTCTCATGAATCGGCTGACCGTACAGATAGATTAGATCGTTATTGCTTGAGGCTGAAAGACTGTAGCTATCCCAGTCGTCAAATATGGCCTGATTGGTGTCAAGCTGCCATCGGTCGATATCGTAGAAATCAAGCGGGGAATTCTTAAGGCCGGGGATATTTAACGGGCTCTCCGGGTCCTGGTTACTGTTAATTAAAAGCGCACCGCCGCCGTAAAGACGTACCCATGTCCAGTAATTCAGGATTGCATCCCATATACCGGCATCTTCCCAGTAGTTCAGTACCTCGTCAATATCGTCGTTATCGAGTTCCCCGGATTGTATATCAATTCCCTTTCCGATTGCATCCTGGATCGGCAGCTGAATCGCAGTCTGAAAAATACCGTTCCCGGTGTACATGTAGGTAAGAATTATCCTGTTCAGCGTTATAAGGGAATAATTATTTGAGAAGGCTGCCGTGCCGTAGCTTGACAGCGTACTCCCGCCGGTTGTCCCGTTCAACATGGATAATTGAATCCCCATCTCCGTGAGGCTATTTGTAAAACGCTGCCCGTTATTCGATTTTCTCCGTGCCATGTTTGTACCTTACCCCTATTTTGATATACGGTCAATTGTTCTAAAGTACGTCAAGCATTGAGATAAAACCTGGACCGTATGTTATATATAATCCGTCGATGATAGTATCTATGATATCATCATGCTCATGCTTCATATCGCCTGAGAATGCAAGCATCTCATCGACCATGATTTTAGTATAAACCGCATTGGCCGGAAGATACAGTTTACCAGCCTGTATGTAATTCAAAATATCCATGAGCCTTGTATATTTATCTCTGTCACGCTGTACCGGCAGAATTGGTATAGGGGATGATATCTGTAAATCCTGAATAAGCCCGGTTCCGCTTGCCTTGTCCTCAATGTAAAATCCTGAACAATGCGCCCCGCCTGCCCCGTTCTGCCATTTATTCCAGAATTCCAATGCGGCATCACGTAGCCCGGGAGCAGTAACCTTTCCGCGATACATATCTAAAATATACACATTAGCGCCGTCAAATCCGAAGCAAGTAAATACAGAAAAGTCATTGTGTTCTTTAACCTTCTGCGCCGTGTCACCGGTTATGAATACACGTTCAAACTTTTCAGGCAGTACGGAATAATATTTCAGCCATTCCTCTTTGATAATATTTCCACCCTGGATAACAGGGTTCTGTTGATACATGGCCTCCCAAATTGCAGGCGGCATACTTGCCTGTATTTCTAATAGCTGTTCAACTGGATGAAGCTGAGGCACAAGAGCTTTTCCATTGTCTATTGCCATATATTTATGTTCGTCCCATTTTTCATTTTTCATACACCACGCTGCAAGGTCATTTGTCGCCCAACGGGTAAGCATCATGACAGTTCCACTTATTTTTGATAGACGTGTTTTGAATACCGAGTTATACCATTCAATGACTGAATTATTCATAGTCTGACTTCTGGCTTCTGACATGTCCTTGTATGGATCGTCAATTATTCCGATATCAACGGGAAAACCTGTCAGCGATCCACCGACGCCTACAAATCGCATAGAGCCGTCCTTCCCGACTATTTCAAATCCTTCTGCGTCACGTGCGCCGTCAACTGTTTTGTTTCCCTGACGTAGCGTTGTATCGGGGAAAATAGCCTTGTACATATCTGATTCAAGAATACGCTGTATTTCTATGTTTCGTTTTTTCGCAAGGATAAACGTATAGGTTGCAACAGCAACCCTTAAGTTAGGACGTACGCCGATTATCCACGCCGGGAATAAAACTGAACAGATAAAACTTTTACCGTGCTGCGGTGGAGCCTCAAGTAAAAGCTTCGGCATTTTTTCGCGTTGTGCATCAACAAAAAACTTTTGAAGATTACGGCATAGGTCCCGGGAAAAATCAGAAAAGATAAAATGCGGTGCCACCGCCGATACGAAGTAAATAAAACTTGACCTGCATTTGCTTATTGCTTCGTTCATTCATCACGCGGAGTATCTGAGTTTATATGATTTTCCAGTTCTTCCAGGGAGACTTTTTTTAATTCTATGTTGCCTGAGTGTTCAACCTCGTGCTTATCGCGCCATTTTCCTGACTGCCTATTTTTCAGCCAAATAAAAGCTGCTGCGGTATCAGGTGGATAATGCTTAACGGTAGGAACGATAACAGGATCGCCTTCATATTGGAATATTTTATCCTCTGGATGAGAATATCCTATAGCCCGTTTATATAGCGATTCGGCAACTTCAGAATCAGCTTTTATCTTTCCCCTTTGTATGGACTCCGAAAATTCAGGATGATCTATTTTCCATTTATTTATTGTCGATTCTGTAACGTGGAAAAAATCTGCAAGGTCTTTATCTGTGGCACCAAGCAAGCATAGTTTATACGTCTGCTCGTTATATTCTTTCCTGTATTTTGTCGGTCTACCTGCCATACCTAAAATAATACCGCCCTATGTGTTTATTT